TCATACAGATAAGCCACACCATACAGAATGGCCGTCTTGATGTCCTCCGGCAGTGTCGTGTAGTCGCTCAGCGGATGGCGCAGTACATTTTCTACCGTCGTCGTGGAGGACTGAATCAGACTGTCGATCAAGGCATCCTCTACATCGTTATCAATACGCAGGTATAATTTAGCTTCGTCCCGTGTTACTGCCATGCTGCCACCTTCCTTCTGTTATTTGCTGGCCTGTTTGAGCGTCTTGATGGCTTCCGGCAGAACAATTTTGGCATCGACACGCTGAGAGCCGAGAAAACCGACCTGACCAGTAACCGCGTATAATTCGTTCAAACGCTTAAAGGTGCGGCCCTGCCTGTCGGCAATCCAGTAGTAGGAGAAATCACCGAACAGCACCGTCTTGGCATCGGCTGCCATCTGCGGCATATACCGGCTGGTGACGACAGGGCAGTTCAGAATCTTATCCGGCACATCGGCACTGACGGAAGGCTGCCAGATATACTGGCCCTGCGTATCCTTCAGCTTCCGGATGGCTTTGACAGTGCTTTCATGCAGCAGCAATGTAGCCGACTTGCGGTACGGTTCGCGGAGCGAATAGTACAACTCAATCAAATCGTCAAAGGTAATCGCCGTAGCAGAGGCGGCAGTCGAGCCATCCGAAGCACCGGCGGCATCAACGAGGATGCCGGACGGACGATCCGTTCCAGTGCCGGTAAGGAAGGCTTCTTCTTCGGCATTGCCCAGCCTGCGGGCGAATTCCTGCGCCATATATCCTTCCAGGTCGAAGGCTGAATCATTCAACAGTTCTTCGGATACCTTGACGAGCGTACCCAGCTTATGCGCCCCGATGGACACCTGGCCGAAGGTGGTGTTGCTTTCGGTGTAGGCGGCTTCTTCATCCGTCCATGCAGCGGTTCCTTCGCTGGCAACGACCGGAATCTTATGGTCGCCGCTTGCAGTCTGGATCACATGGGCAAGGGAGCGCAGCACATTTTCCTCGGCCAGCATCTGGATCAGCGTTCGTTCGAATTCGTCCGGTACGAGGTAGCCGCCCTGTGGATCGGCCCCTTCCTTTAAGGTGTTGCGGATTTCCGGACGGGACTTGCCGCGCATGCTGTCCCAAAAGGCGGGTGCATAGGCGTCGCTGAACCTGCCATGCTTAGTTACATCCTGTTTTGCAGGCTTGTTCACAATAGCGGTTGAAGCCGGCCTGCTTAATTCAAGATCGATGGCAGCCTGCGTTTTCAGTCGGTCGATTTCCTTGCCCAGCGCCATGACATCGGCTTCCATCTTGTCATAGGTGGCGGCATCTTCGGTGGAAAGCGTGTCACCGGCTGCCTGTTTTTCATCCAGGAATGCCTTGGCCTGCTCCCAGATATTAGCACGTTTTTCCTGCAGTTCTAATAGTTTACTCATATTGGTACCTCCATTTAATGTGTTAAGAGCGACAGTCGCCGCTGCAGCGACGCTACGGATATATGTGACTCTGTTTTTATCCTTGATTTCTTGGCGATGGCTTTGTTCAACAACGCATTGGTGACCTGCCGCCGGGAAAAAGAATAACTTCCCATACTGGCAGCATCATGCATTTGTTTGCTATCACTATCAGTCAAAATGCTGTCGGCAAAGCCGAGTTCGATTGCTTTTCCCGCATTCATCCAGGTCTCGGCATCCATCAGATGGGATAACTGGGTGCGGGAGAGTCCGGTCTTTAATTCATACGCATTGATAATGGATTCCTTTACCTCTGACAGCATAGCGATGGCTCGTTCCATTTCATCGGTGTCGCCCATGGCGATCGTGAACGGATTGTGGATCATCATCAGTGCAGTCGGTGCCATATTGACGGTTGTGCCTGCCATGGCAATCACGGAGGCTGCCGAAGCCGCGATTCCGTCGATATTGACATGAACCTGCCCGGCATAATCCATCAGCATGGCATAGATCTGGCTGGCTGCTACGCAGTCGCCGCCGGGTGAGTTCAGCCACAAGGTGACATTGCCCTTCCCGGATGCCAGCTCGTTTTTAAACAGTTTCGGTGTTATCTCATCATCAAACCAGCTTTCCTCGGCAATGGTGCCGTCAATGGTAAGAATACGTCCGGTGTCATTGTCGGTATTCCAGTTCCAGAATTTCTTCATGGGGTTTTTCCCTCGCTTTCGGTATAAAATTTTCCTGCCTTGTCCAGCGGCAGCATATTGCCGTTGACCAGATACGTATCACTGCCCTGCTCGGCAGGGATGCGGTTCATATCCTCAAGTTCCCGGATGTCGTTGGCGGAGAGCCAGCCGTTCTGCCTGCCGATGGCATAGCCATTCATGCGGCTTTCGTAATCGCCCCTTAAAAGACCATCCACATTAAATTTAATGAAATACTGCTCCTTCTCCGTTTTAGATAAAAGAGACCGCACCATTGCCTGCTCCCATCTGACAAGCCAAGGCTCTAATGTATATTTAACAAATTCCAAACTCTGCTGCTCTATATTAGAAAAGCTCGATTTTTCAAGGTCACCAACCATGTGAGGCGGTACCCTAAAAATTCGAGCTATCTCATTGATTTGAAATTTTCTTGTTTCTAAAAACTGCGCCTGTTCCGGCGATATGCCGATAGGTGTATACTTCATGCCCTCTTCTAAAACTGCTATACGGTGAGCATTGCCGCTTCCTTGATAGACTGCATTCCAGCTTTCTCTTACTCTGGCAGGGTCTTTAACAATACCCGGATGCTCTAAAATTCCTCCCGGTGTCGCACCGTTAGCAAAGAACTTAGCACCATATTCCTCGCAGGCAATTGCCATTCCAACAGCATTCTTTGCCATTGCAATAGGGCTATACCCGACAAGTCCATCAAAGCCAAGTCCCGGAATATGCAGCACATCTGATGGCTGAAGAATGACTATGTTATCTCGGCTCAGCTTGGCTTCATCCTTACCTCTCCAATATTGGTAGTAAAGCCGTCCTTTATTGTCCCGGTCAACTGTCATACGGTTTGGCATCAAGGGATAAAGTGCAATAACCTCTCCCTTACCGTTGCGGATAAGCTGCGCATAAGCATTGCCCCAAAGGAGCAGGTGCGTCATAAGAGTTTCCCGAAACACAAAGGATGTCATCTCAGGATTTGGTTCATCATGCAGGAGAAAATATAGCTGATTCTCTGCTGCACGTTCTTTACCGCCACTTTCATTATATTTATATAGGTGCAGCGGCAAACCTGCTACTGCCTCTGCCAATATCCTTACGCAGGAATACACAGCAGTCATCTGCATGGAAGAACGCTCGGTTACAGATTTGCCGGATGTAGAACCACCAAATAAGAACCTGTAAGCACCTCCTGCGGTGCTGTTTGTAGGTTTATCTCTAGACTTGAATAATTTGTGCATTAAGTTAAAAATATCGACCACCTCCTTAAATTTGGACATAAGAAAAGCACTCATGCTATTTGCACAAGTGCTCACAAAGAACAGAATTTATTTTATTTCTACAACTGTTTTTACTATTTGCATCGTACGTATTGCATTTTCATCATATTTGTAGCAAGATGCAGATTTAAAATATTTTCCTCTATTATCTTTAGGCAAATCTTTTTGTTTAATAACTTTATATCCAAACGGTTTTAGAATAGATTTCACTAAGTTTCCTACCGCCGTTTTTGGAAAAGACAGCTTCAAATCCACTCCACAATTAACTTTTGAATCGTACCACTTCTCAATTTCAACTGCACAGGCAGCCAATGCAGGTTTATCACGATCAGAGAACTCAATCATTTTTATAATGTTTTCATCAGCGTTCAATTTATCAAATAATTCCTGCATATCTTTGTTATTCTCGTACCCAGAGCAATTTTTGTTTTCCATTATAAAATCATTAAATGTTGTTTTCATAGCTCATTCTCCTTTTTCAGTTATGTATTATCAGCTACCTTATGATACAATATTACTATATAGCAACGTGCTTGTCAACTGTTTTTACATAACTTATTTTGGATAACTATAAAATTAAAATTCCTCTCTCATCATAAACTGATGCTCCGTTATCATTTCCACAGCGAATTGCTCGGTCTAATGCCATTATTGTGGCTATCGCACCGTCAATCTTCTCTGTGGATTTTTCTTTATCCGCCTTGATGTTTCCAGCAGGGTCTGTACGAATAAAGATATTATCCATCATCCACCGAAGAACCGGATGACCGCTATGAGCCAAACGCTGCTCCAGTGTCAGCTTCATTAATTCTTTAGTTGGAGGACTCATATCCTTAAAGCCTTGGCCAAATGGCACTACAGTAAATCCCATTCCCTCCAAATTCTGCACCATCTGCACCGCACCCCATCGGTCAAAGGCAATTTCACGAATATTATATTTCTCACCTAACTGCTCAATAAATTTCTCAATATATCCATAATGCACGACATTGCCTTCCGTAGTCTGTAAATATCCCTGCCGTTCCCACACATCATAAGGAACATGGTCGCGTTTAACTCTAAGGCCTAATGTTTCCTCCGGTATCCAAAAATACGGCAGAATGCTGTATTTATCATCTTCATCTTCTGGTGGAAACACCAATACAAATGCTGTAATATCTGTGGTACTGGAAAGATCAAGACCACCATAGCAGACTCTTCCCTTTAAGCTTTCTTCATCTGTAGCAAAGGAGCAAGCATCCCATTTGTCCATTGGCATCCAGCGCACGGCCTGTTTTACCCATTGATTGAGCCGAAGCTGTCGGAAGCTGTTTTCTTCTCCCGGATTTTGTTTGGCAGATTCACAGGCAGCTTTTACCTTATCTATGCCAACCGTAATATCTAAAGAGGGATTAGCTTTCTTCCACACCTTAGGATCTGTCCAGTCATCTGTTTCTTTCGCACCGTATATTACCGGATAAAACGTACTGTCATGTTTTCTACCATCTAAAATATCCCCCGCTTTCTGATGAGTTTCATAACAGATAGAATGTGTATCCGTTCCGGCTGTTGTTATCAAAAAATATAAAGGCTGCATACGTGCATCACCGGAGCCCTTGGTCATAACATCAAATAGTTTTCGGTTCGGCTGCGTGTGCAGCTCGTCAAAGATCACGCCGCTTACGTTAAAACCGTGCTTGCTGTAGGCATCGGCAGAGAGCACCTGATAAAAGCTGTGTGTGGGAAGGTAGATGATCCGCTTCTGCGAAGCCAGCAGTTTCACCCGTTTGGATAAGGCCGGACACATCCGCACCATGTCCGCCGCCACTTCAAAGACAATGGATGCCTGCTGGCGGTCGGCGGCACAGCCATACACCTCGGCACGCTGCTCCCCGTCACCGCAGCACAAGAGGAGTGCCACTGCTGCTGCCAGTTCCGACTTGCCCTGCTTCTTGGGAATCTCAATGTAGGCGGTATTGAACTGGCGGTAGCCGTTCGGTTTTAAAATGCCGAATACATCGCGAATGATTTGCTCCTGCCAGTCGATCAGCTCGAACGGTTTCCCGGCCCAGGTGCCTTTGGTATGACAGAGGCATTCGATAAAGGACACGGCATAGTCCGCCATGGTCTTGTTGTATTTGGAATCTTTGGCCTTGAATTTCGTGGATCGATAGCGTTTCAGCGTTCGCAAGCAGCGTCACCTCCTTTGCAGCAACAAAAAAGACCGCCGAAGTGGGCAGTCTTGGTAATGATGATATGGATTATTTCTTTCTGATTGTAAGGCAGCGGTCTATGCCGTACAGCACAGTCAACGTACTGCCGTTATCCCAATGCACCAGCAGGCTGCCGGTGTCATCCACACCAGCAACCGTTCCCTTCGTACCGATCGGCGGAGCCTGGGCGTCGTCCATTTGCACCAGTACAATCCGCGTCCCGGCGGGATATGTGCTGCGCAGTTGCTCCAGCCTTTCCTTATTCGGATATCTCATCAGGGTGTTCTTCCTTTCTGCCATTTTTAAAGGCCGAGGAGCCGGAAAGGTGCTGCAGGAGCAGCTTCCGTTCGTCCTTGTATTCCTTGCCAATAAACCCAAGCCGGAGCAGAAAGCAGCGGAAATCGTATTTCTCGTTGGTGGATGGGTGCTCCGTTGCCAGCACCCGTTTTTGCTTCTTTGCTAGATGGCAGAGTGCTGTAATGAAATGGGCGTAGGCTTTGACCGTATCGGCATTCGGGCAGCCGGTAAACCAAGGAAATAGCACTTTATCCTCCGTTACCTGCATACACAGCACATCAGTTTGGAAAACTTTTAACATGAGATTGCTCTTGGCCTGAATCAGTTTCTTGAGATTTTCCAGTGCCGTATCGGTGAAAAAGGAGCGCGGCATGGCAATCACCAAGTCGTCTATATTCTCCTGCTTAGATGCCGAATCGTCAGGTTCTTTGATAAGATTATTTGGTTCTTCGGCGGTAAATCCTGCTTTCTCCAAACCGATCAGCACCGTTTGGACAATCTCGCTATCAGTATCTGCTTCGTAGAGCAGGTTTCCGTCCTTGTCGACGGTGAAAGCACCGATAGTATAGGCACAAGTTGGCATGAATTGGTAGACCGCCTTTTCTCCGGTAAGGGTGCTAACGATTTTCGCCAGTTCCTTACGGCTTTTTCCTTTTGCATGGTACGGTATTTTCATGGTAGTAAACCCCTTTCGTTTTTTGTCATGTACATATATCACTCTAACCGGCAATTATAGCAAGGGGTTTGTACCACAAATTACACGTATTATTCTTGTACTGCCGACATTTTACCAAGCAGCTTTCCGGTCAGCCACAGGCCACCATCAATCAGCGTCGGCAGGAAACATTGGTCGCGGAATTTGTTCCAGCCAGTTTCCTTGCCGGCAGATTCCTGTAAGGCGGCTGTGTAGGCATCCGCTACTTCTTTGGCTGCCGGAAGCACCGTCGTATTCAGCCAGGAAATGGTGGCGTTCTTGGCATCCTCCTGCACCGAGTCTAGAATATGTTCCTTAAGTTCATTTTTAATCGTTTCAATATCCATTTTTTCTATCTCCCTTCAAAATCTGTTATGCCGCGGGCAATGGCCCGGGCGAAATCATCTGCGTTATTCGTGAGCAGCGCGGCATCATCGTCATTATCAATAAAAGCTGTTTCCACCAGAACGGCGGGCATTGTGGTATCTTTCAGCACGATGAGATTGGGCCGCTCCTTCAGGCCACGATCCACCGTGCCGAGACTCTGCACGATCTGCGACTGGATGCAGGCGGCAAGTTGCGGAGATAGACCGCTATCGTTGGCATAGATAAGCGTTTCTGTACCGCGGGCGTAGCCGCTGTCGGAGTTGCAGTGCAAACTGACGAATACATCAGCAGACCATGCATTTGCCGTATCCACCACGCAGGGCAGCTCCGGTGTTTCCCCAGCCAAATTATCGCTTTGCAAGAGCTGCACCTCACAGCCTGCCGTTTCCAGATATGTTTTGACGAGGCTGCCGATTGCAGCCGCCACATCACATTCCCGCAGTCCGGTGTTTGGGTTTACTGCACCGCTGTCCCGTTCCCGGTCATGCCCGGGGTTGATACATACACGCATCATGTTGCCTCCACTTCAGTATAGGTATACGTTTTTCCATTCCGTGTCACGGTTACCTGTTCGCTCGAGCCGACCTGTTCGATATACCGTTTCACAATGACATCACAGAACTTTTCATCCAGCTCCACCATGTAGCAGCGTCGCTTCGTTTGCTCACAGGCCAGCAGCGTCGAACCGCTGCCGCCGAACGGATCCAGCACGGTGCAGCCGGTCATGCTGGAATTTAGGATGGGATAGGCCAACAGCGGGATCGGTTTCATCGTGGGATGGTCCGTATTCTTTTTCGGCTTATCAAACTCCCAGATAGTGGATTCCTTCCGTCCGGTGTACCATTCATGCTTTCCTTTCTTCTTCCAGCCGTAAAGCACCGGTTCATGCTGCCATTGGTAAGGCGAGCGTCCCAGCACCAGCGACTGCTTCTTCCAGATGCAGCAGCCGGATAAATAAAAACCGGCATCCGAGAAGGCTTTCCTGAAGTTAAGTCCTTCGGTGTCGGCGTGGAACACATAGATGCTGGCATCCTCTGCCATGACGGTGTGCATGCAGGTAAAGGCAGCGAGCAGAAACTCATAGAATTTGTCATTCTGCAGATGGTCGTTCTTGATTTTTCCGGCCCGGCCTTCATAATTCACATTATATGGCGGGTCAGTGACCACCAGATTGACCGGTGTTCCCTGCAGCAATCGCTGGTACGTTTCCGGCTGGGTGCTGTCGCCGCAGAGCAATCGGTGTGTTCCCAACTGCCACATATCACCTGCCTTGGAAAATACCGGTTTTTGAAGCTCGGCATCCACATCAAAGTCATCCTCATGTACACCATTCTTTATATCGTCCTTGAACAGGTCGTCCAGTTCCGCCGGATCAAACCCGGTAAGCGATACATCAAAGTCGCTGCCCTGCAGGTCGGTAATGAGTAGGGCTAATTTATCCGTATCCCAATCGCCGCTGATTTTATTAAGCGCGATGTTTAAGGCTTTCTCCTTTTCGGTGTCCATGTCGATGACGACACAGTCGATTTCCGAGATGCCTTCCCGCTGGAGCACCTTCAAACGCTGGTGCCCGCCGACCACGTTGCCGGTGCGCTTGTTCCAAATGACAGGCTCGACGTAGCCGAACTCGTCCAGCGAGTGTTTCAGCTTTTCGTACTCCGGATCTCCCGGCTGCAAATCCTTTCTCGGATTATAGGCTGCCGGGATGAGGTCTTGTATGTTCTTTTTAATCAGTTCCATAGTTATTTTCCTTTCCGTGACTGCAGCAGGTGTTCCATTAGGTTATCCTGTGGGGTACCTACGAAAGTCGCCGTACAGTTTTGCTTGACGATATCGAAAATCTCATACCAGAGCAGGTTCGCCTGCTTCTGGAATGACTGGCTCATCTGCACGAACGGACTGGTAATCGCACCGCCGGTTGTGGGGTGCTTTCCAAGAAGTCCATAGGTGCTGATGGCTTCCTCACACTGGATATACCGGGCGAATGCCTGGGCATAGGCTTCCAGCAGCCGGGGATTGACGAGCCGTTCGCAGCCGCGGTCCTTCAGCCATTTCCAGGTCTGGCGAAACAGGTCATCCGCACCAAGCGGCTTGCCGTCCCGCTGCCGGGCCGACAAATAGTCGCTGGGATTCGGCATGTCCTCGCCGGTAAGATCTGCGGCATCATTTAATTCCGCCCCTTTTAAGGTGGGCGTCGGCAGGTCGATAATGGTGGCTGCTTTTCCCTTGGCAATTTTATCGGCCAGCGCCTCCGGCTTGTCTCCGGCGCGGATCCGTCTGCCGCCGCGATTGGTTCCGTCCTTGGCCATGGCTGTTCAACTCCTTTCCCATGCGGTAAATCCCCCGTTTGAACTGCAATTTTTGTGCGTGTGACCCCAGCACCGGTCTAGCATTTGGGTGCGCCAGAGATTTTGACCGCCCCTCCTGGCAGAGCGTAGTCATTCGTAGTGGTATTCCTTTCTGGCATGATGCCAGCGGTCGTCCATCTCGGCGGTGATCTTTGAGTGGCACGGCTTGCATAATGCCATAAGGTTATCCTCGTCATGGGTGCCACCGCGGGAGAGGGGACGGATATGGTGCACCTCCGTTGCCGGAGTGGTCTTGTGGTTCTTCAGACACATCTTGCATAAGGGGTGTTTTCCGATGTACCGGTCCCGGATGCGCTTCCATGCTCTGCCGTATCGTTTCTTGACGACAGGACTGCGCTCGTACGCGTCATAACGTTTGTCCATTAATTTTTGGTGCTGCTCGCAGTACCGGTTCACGGTCAGCTCCCTGCAGCCGGGGTAGGCGCACGGCTTTTTGGGTTTCCAAGGCAAAGCACTCATCTCCAGACATAGCAAAAGCCTTCAAGGGATTGCTCCCACGAAGGCTTTTCACATTCTTTCATGCTATTAGTATACTATGTAAAGCAGACAAATGCGTCCGCGATTTTGGACATCAGGTCTTCCCAAATAAAAGCAAGGCAAGGTTCTCATCTCCAGACATAGCAAAAGCCTCCAATGGATTGCTCCCTCGAAGGCTTCTCACATTTTTTCATGCTATTAGTATACCACGTCGAACAGATACATGCGTCCGCTACATTACTCATGTGGCTAAAATAATTGGGAATGACTGCCCAAACGATATAGCAGAAGAACAAGTACATCATCTTTGGTTTCATAAATGAGAAGCCAATCTGGATCAATATGGCATTCCCGGCAACCTTTGTATGTTCCACCTAAATCATGGTCTCTATATTTTTCATCCAATTGTTTTCCTTGGGCCAATTG